TTGTTATTAATGAAAATACAATTTCTTCTTATTGATTTTCTTAACTTAACATTGCCTTTGTAATTATTAATCATCTCAACAGGATCACCTGTCCAATACTGCCACAGGTCTGCAACATAATCTTCAAGGAGTCTACCATGAAACATAACTTCATTGTCTATGTTCTTAATGTTTGCAGTGCCAACAGATTGATTCCATCTAGTTATCTTTGAGGTCCAAGGGTTTAGACCTAGTAATGTAGAAGCATCTGATCCTCCAACCATACCTTTGTACACTAAAGATTTTCTTAATGTAACCCACTCATCATAATTTAAATGTGCTGTAGGAATTTTTGTAAGTTTTGGTTTAGCCATAATTATTTATTGTTTTTGTAATCATATTTACCTAGATCTTCCCCATAGAAACATACCTCTATCGCCATCCTTACAAGGTCTGATACGTTTTTATCTAAGTGTAATGAAAGTTTATCGAGCCTGTCACCTTCTGAAGGCGTTACTCTAAATGTTATTCGTTTACTTTTTGTTTCGTTTTTTACTCCTCTATCCATTCTCACAGAAAAAAAAGGGAGGGCGTTGACAAAGGTAGTAACCTGTGTGAGTTACTCAATTGCTGTTGGTTTAGTGGAACCCTCCCTGTTATTAATTATTTAGCCGCCTTACTTGTAGCAACCTTTGATTTTTGTGCGTTGATAGATTTCTTTAATGTTGAAATCTGATCTGACGACATTTGATTTTTATAGGCAGGTAGCCTTTGTTCTACAACAGAGTAATCTATTTTGATATGCTCCAACATATCATTAAAGATTGCATCTATCCCCACGCTCTTTACCTTTTGTAATTCCTTCGCTTCATCCTCATCCATAATCGTATCCTCTGCGGAGTCATTGATACCAAAGATAAATAGGGCTCTGTTCAATGCACCTGACTGACACTTTTGAAAAGAAAAAGGTTCACGGATGTTTTTGTGTGCCACTCCATCAGCCACAACCTCTTTGTCAGAATTTAAAACTTTACCGATCATAACGATGATACTATCGTTCATGTCAATAATTTCTGTAGTTGTGGAATAACCTTCAGGTCTGAAGTAGTCGTTGAAGTAATTTAATCTCTCAACCCAGGGTACAATTTGTTTACCTGCACCTATGGTTGTCTTCTTTAGTTTTCGCTTTAGTTTTGCCATTGTTATAATTTATTAAATTGTTTAAATAAAAATGCACTATATAATATTTTCTTGTGTGAAACAAGATAGATTCCCAATCAAACACCCAACCTCTAATCCTACGCTCCATACACAACTCTTCGTAGTGCGTTAGCAAATACAGTTTGAAGTCCCTAAGAGAAAACCTCTTACGATCATGAATAATCTCTTTATTTTCGTAGTCAAACCTGACCATGTGTTAAAATAGTTTTTCATGTCGTGGTTAATTAATTGCAAATTATAAAAAATTTTTTTGTATGAACTATTGTTCATTAAGAATTTATTAACAATTTGCTATTTTCTTTTTGCTTCCTTATGCTATCCTTGTCAGAAGCCTTTACATACCTGTAAAAAGCAAGTGATCCATTAGCATGACCACTTATGTTTCTTACTTCCATTTCACTCAATCCATTAGATAAGTGGTAAGTTATTCCACTTGACCTAAGTTTATGTGGAGTTATTAACTGCCAAAGAAATTTTGTCTCAGCATATGGATCTCCATTGTGATTGTATTTATAAATAACTTTTTGTTTTCTTAGTTCAGGGTATGACCTCATTAGTTCCCTTAACTTTTCTCTAAATATTTGAGGTTTCATTCCTAGACCGTTTCTTTCCGCAAGAAACTCTTGAACATCTTTTGGTATATAAAAAGTGGACAAAGATCCTACACCCTTCTTTGTTATGATTGTTACTATGCCATCATCAATTGTATTTTGGAAATTAATTAGATCACTAATTCTCATACATGAGTAAAGGCAAAGCCTGGTGTAATACCAAACCCTATGAAGAGACTCGTCCTCAGGTTTAGTCTGATGTATCATTTGAACATGTTCAGGGTCAAGTGCTATAACATCAGTTTGCAGTTCTCTCATTGATTGTAGTTTAGGAAAGTCGTAACCATAAAACGCTTCAGCCTTCTTTAAGGTTGCACGAATTATTTTTAAATGATTTTTTCTGGTGTTGGGGTGATAACATTCCTCAAGCAGAATATTTAAGTAGTCGTTTACATTTGTCTGTAGTAATCTACAAATCCTCAACCTATCTTTCCGTGATTTAGATTCGTTCAAGTCACAAGCATCAACATCAAAGTCAAAGTCATGATCGTTCATTGTGTTTAGAATCAATTGGTAGTTTGCAATTGTAAGTTTGTTAAACTTTCTACCATAATGTAAAATATGTCCGCTAGTCATCTTATCGATAATGTCAGACAATAGGAATTTAAATGTGCCTTCTTGCATAATTATTATGTTTAAATTGTTAAAAAAACCAGGATGTATAAATGAGATTGATTAAAAAGGCTAGATGAAACCATCCCATACGCAACGTATGGGTCGTTTTTTGCAGTCCCTAGGGGACGGAACGATGGTTCATAACTTTTTGTCATCACTCATTTAAAATTTTATCAATTTCCTCAAGCAAAAGTCCATAGAATTCAATGATCTTCATTGATTCCTGAAACATTAATGGAGATACTCCTGTCTTTTTTTGATTTAGTGTGCTTTTCTTTGATTTACTTCCGTAGATATATTCACATACCTCGGTAGTAGGCACCGCTTTTATTTGTAACAACTTCAATGCTTTCTGTTTATAGGCATCGTGAGAAAGGTAGCCCTTTCTATTAGTTTTCATAATCCTCTTAATTAAGTCCACAGTTTAATATATTTTTAATTTAAATAAAATTTCTTTTTTTTTCCAAGACATGATCTACAATTTTTTTTAAACTCTTTGGTGTTTTAAAGTCTGATTGAAGCCTTTTTAACAACAGAAAGTCTACACATTCAAACATAGATATCAGCCTATTATCTATCTCTGCATCAATGTTGTATTTCAGCATCTTGTTTCTTTCTCGCAACTCTTCGTAGTCTGATTTCAGATCTACATATTTCAATACTAAATCGCAATCGCTTTGAGCGAAATCGAAATTATCGTCAGATAATATTTTTAAAATATTATTGTATGTATTTACAAAACTTTTATCTGTATCCCAATATGCATTGAATTTTTTGAGACCATGAAGTACCGAAGCGTGATCTCTACTAACAAAAGATCCTATTTGTTCCGTAGTTAAATCGGTATTGTCTCTAACTATTTTAAAGTAGATGTACCTGGCATCTACATTTTTCCTGATCCTATCTTTAGCCCTAACGTCAGCATTGGTAACGAAGTTAATTGTGTTGATCGTTTTATCTAAAGTCTCTTTCAGTTTTATATTCATAGTTTAAATTTAAGCAAGGGGTTCCCTGTAACAGAAAAACCCTTATGTTATTATTTGTTTTAAATTAGTGCAGGTTGCGTCATCTTTTTACCTATCTCATATGATACATTCCAAAGATCTTTCCAATACTCTTTAGATCTTTCAATAGATCCAACAGCACCTTTTGGAACCTCGTACCTTGATGGTACCACCAGGAAAATACTTATTGAATGTGATATTACAGGTAGATAACACGCACCGCTTTGTAGTGCATCCTTACATTTTTGAGTAATAGATCCGCCTATCTTCCAGGCTTCACCTGAATCGATAAGGTCTTGTATAATTTTGTAATTATACTTTCTTTGTAAGGATTTAATTTTACTCTCGTTCATAATTTCAGTTTTTTTTTTAGTCTACATAAATAGTCTGACACTGCTAAAATAATCATTTTATTTGTCTGACCAAATTATTTTGCTATTCATTTTGAATCATCGTTCAAATCTTCGAGTCGCTTCCACATATGTTTTTTACCATAAATGTTGTGAAACATAGCCCTGATAAATTTTTCAGGTGCATCAGGAAACATTTTTCTTATTTGTTTTAAATCTTCCTCCATATTAATAAGTTATAACGATTATTAAGAAGGTTATGATCAAGCCCAACACACTATAAAACAATAGTTTATAATTAGTTTTCATTTGAGCATCTGATCTGCCTTGATTTTTATATTTTTTCATTTCTATTTTATTTTTGGGGGGATCTTTTTTTGCCTGTTCATAACAAGACTCACATACAAACCAAAATCCCCTGGTTGTATCTATCTCTGCTTTACATATTTCGCAGAGTCGTTTTTTCATTGCTTGATTTTAGATGATAACGAAACATATCTATACACACGATAAGAAAAAACACGCCTTCTTGTTTTTATATCGAACCAATCCTTTCCGTTTTTGAATACGACATTTCCTGTATCAAGATTTCTATATGTTACGTTTGTAAACATTTCTTCAGACTTCTCCATGTTCTTTGTTTTTAATGTTAGCAATTGTCTCATAGTATCCAAGTGACTCGTCAAAAAACTTGATCACTTCTTTTAACTGCTTTCTGCACTCTACTAAATATTCGGTGCATAGTTCAGGATCATTGTCAAACTTTGTAAACAAAACTTGCAATGTGTTTTCTTTCAGAAACTTTTTCAGTTTAATATTTGTTCCTACCATTTTGGGGTGACCTAGTTAAACTGCCCTCTCTCTTTTTCCATACGATCAGCATACTTACAGGCTTCATTATAAAAGTCTCTATCACCATTCTCTATATGATCAACAAAATCATTAAACCATATATAGACAGGATCATTGGTGAAACTATCCGTTTCCCTTACCTCTATATCATCTTCATACTTGCAATCATTTAAGAATTTAACTCTAAAACCATTTGGTCTTATATGTTCCAGGATCATATCAATTTGGGAAACATCATCGCCATCCTCTTCCCAGGTTTTGCCTAAGATCTTGACCGCTTCTTTATGAAGTCCATTTTGATTTACAAAATTACTCGTTGAGGTGTACCTTCCTAGGTACGAATTCTCTTTATCAGTTAGTCTGCTCATTACTTTTATTTTTTAAATTAGACTTATCACTTGACAACCTGTCTATTAATTTTTCCAGGATGCCTTTGACTTTTACATGTTCCTTTTTACTAAGGATCTCATTTAACCAATCTTCATCACTTACTATCTCTTCAGCGATCTTAGATATTGTATCAATTTTACTTTTCTGCTTTCTAAAAGCGTCAAAAGTTTCGTTTACGAATGGATCAACTTTACTCATCATTTTTATTTAAAGGATTATACATATCATACAAGGCTCTAGCCATCACAGGATCTCCTAGTGCGGTCATAAGTTCTTGTATGTAACTTCTTTGTTCTCTTCCGTTTCTATATGATCTTGGATCATCGGAATACATATAGGTCCAATCGTGAGACTCACAAGCGGATTTTAATTCATCTCTTACTTCGTCCATGGATAGTTTTTTTATTGTTCCATGTTCGGCACCATTTACCCACTGCTCTGCAAGGGATAGAGATGAGGTACCAAGTTCTTGGTCTGGCAATTCGCCACCATAGAATAAATTTACTTTATAAAACATTTCTTTAGTTTTAAATTAGTTTCTGTTTCGCCTTCTTCGGCTCATCAGCAAGAGACAATCTCTTGGACAGAGGGGACATGGTCCCCTACTCTTTACCAATTAAGTATTAGATCAGGATCAGAATAATATCTGACAGAGTTTTGAAAAGATCCTGTTGATCCTTTCTCTACCTCATCCCTTGATGGAATATAGTTTCCGTAATAATCACGACTACTTTTTTTTGGTAACATACAGGCACCTGATCTAAGGCTGTTCATTGCTTCCCTTCCCATGTGTCCTTCCATTCCCCAAACAATGCCTGTGTCTATCATACCCTGTAAGGATGACATTCCTAGTTCTTCCTGGAGTTTCTTAATCTTATTATAATTCATAATTTTAGTTTTAATAGTTAACAATAGGTTATCACACCACCTTTAGACTCGTAATTGTCAATAAGTTTTTCAAGTGCATATTCATTGTATACTTCTGAATATTTTCTAACCAACCTATAATCTTTTGAATATTCATTGCCGTCAATAAATGTTGGTCCACCTGTTCCATTATTCCAAATGGAAATACTTTTTACATTAGTTCTGCACTCATACCCCAAACCTCTGCGAGTTTTAAAGTATCTAACCGACTTTACTTGTAAATCTTTCATGTTATTTAGTTTTAGGTTTGAATTCATATTCTTGTCTTAGATCACCTTCATGACATTCAAGAGGAAATAATTCCTTCATCAATTCTTTTTCATCACCAAATAAATATTTAGTGCCATGTTCTTTTAATTGATTTTTCATGTCTAAGGCAATCCAAGAATCTTCCAACAGCACTCTATAAATGTCCATGCTGATGTCTGTCCATTTTACATACTTTGGATTTTTGTTGCCTTCGTGATCTTTTTTCTGTAGTTGATCCCAAATTGTATCGTCTGCGTAATCTCCTTGAATTGTGATTTGATCACCTGACCAGGATCCGATGAGCGGACTTTTTGAAGGGTGATCTCCACCACCTCTTCCGTTACCTTCCGCAAGAAGCAATGATAAGCACTGAAGCAATCCTTTGCCATCTGAAGTGAATTCCATAAGTTTTAAACCATTTCCAAATGAATGAGGGTTTAAATACTCTTTTTTAGTTTTGTTAAAGACTTTATAATATTGTCCCATGATTTTAGTTTTTATAAATTATTATTTCTGTTTCGTCCTTTTGGACTCATCAGGGTAAGCACACACTTACCGACAGAGGGGACAACGTCCCCTATATCTTAAGCCTGATTTGGGGTGACCCTAGACTTAAACAAATTAACAATCGCACCTAGTATCACATAAAACACAAAGGCTTGGAAACAAGCACAAATGACATAGTAAGTGAATTGAGCGAATCCGTGAACACTAGGGAGAATATGCATCATAATTCCTAGGGTTGCACTCATCAAAAAGAAAGTGATGAAAGTGATTAAAGTTGGTTCTACAAATTTTAAAATAGTTTTCATAATTATATTTTTAATATTAGTTATCTGTTTCTGCTTTCGCTTCATCAGGTAAGGCACACACCTTACGACAGAGGGGGAACCTGTCCCCCTTGGATTATATCTCATTATTTACTAATGCTTTTGTTATTGCCTTCTTAAGTGATTGGTCACCTCTTGATATTGCACCTTCTAGATCACCAAGCAATACATGAAAGAAAAAACTTCCCTCCATTTTTTTGTGTGTTAGTTTCCAGGATAAATCCTCTTTGTCTGATAAGTAGAAATTTGCTCTAGCCTTGATGTGATCATTTACAGGGTAGTATTTTGCGATGGCTTTTAACATGCCATAACCTGTAGCGTTGGTAAGTTTTTCTCTGTTGTTATCTGTTGTATTTTTCATAGTTTTCATAATTATTTGTTGAACGATAGTACAAATATATAAAAATAAAATAATACAAAACAAGCCCTAATGTTGAAAAAGTGCGTTTTACGAAGGAAAAAAAGTTAAAAATAATTTTTACAGGCGTTCAATTTAATGAAAAATTGGGGGGTATTTCGTTAAACTTTCGGCAAGATTTGGGGGTGACCGCCTTAAAATACTATAGGGGGGAATATAAATCCCTAATAAGATAGTTATATAAGCGTCTTAGTTGAGTTCTACCATATAGAGTAAGACAATATTGTTGACCCTTGTAGGGTTGTTTCCTGGTTAACCTTTCAATAAATCCATGATCTAATAATAGTTTATGTTCTCTGTAGATAGGATATTGATTATCTTTAGATGAACACCAGGACATCTTAACACATAGATTAACTACCTGGGGAATCGTATAATATGTTAGATCTGATTTACTTTCGCTCTCACAAATACCACAGGCAAGAAACACCATCACAGACCTTTCCTGTAATATATTATCAATAGAATTTAGATACTTATTTACTGCGTGTTTGTGACTGAATAACTCTACTAATTTTTTAGATACTTTCATTGTTGTTTATTGTTGGTTTTGTTTTGTGGTTTGTTGGTCCATTGGGTTGCATCGTAAAGATAAACAGATGCGATTTTTTTTCATAAGATTTCCTTTTGTCGTAGAATGTGCGGCAAAATTCACCACCTGGTGTAAAATGTGGGGTCAAAAACTATAAGTGGCTGAGTGTCAGACGATAGGGGTGGGTTAGTCCACATAGGACTGATGCCCTTTTTGATCTACAAAAGATTTTTTACAGGGTACCCAGTTCGCTTTTTTGCAGTTCCCAAATGCTTGACAACGCCCATATAGTATGTGTAGCCACATAAACACGCCTACAACGATTCTGAGCAAAAATAAGAAACTTTAATTGAATTTTGGTACCATTATATCACCCATTTTTTTAAGCCGCTTAGAACTCCTAAAACATAGGGGTGCTTTATAATATGTAATATACTTATAAAGATATTTAATATAATATATATAATATATAATATACTATATATATAGAGAGATAGACATTATGTCTAGCCCAGATAGACACTTTGGCTATCAAGTTAATTGCTTGTTAAAAAAATCTTAAAAGGTCGGCATTGAACAATCGTTCATTTTACATATATTGCGTTTATGGAAATGATTGGACAACGGTTGGCAGTAAAAGTTCCAAAGAAATATCAAGATGAGGTAGTCTTCGATAACGGAGATAAGTTATACTTAGATGTTTCCTGGAATCCAGAACACCATGTGACGATATGTGGAGAGGTCGTGGCTTTGCCTAGAGGAGAGTGGTGTAAAAACACAAGAGGTGAATGGATCAAGCAGGAGTTGGAAATAGGTGACCTAGCCTATTTTAATTATCTAACAGTAGATAAAGAGAATCTTGTTACAGGTGAAAGGGACATCTACCTTGTCGATTTAGAATCGGTCTATTGCTATGTACGAGGAGGAGCGATTACTGCTGTTGCCAATCATGTGTTAGTTGAACCACTTGTTATAGAAGATAAAGTGGGTTCAATCTATGTAGGTGTACCAAAAAAAAGTGAAACAAATGGTTACCTACGATTTATAGGGACCCCAAAAAAGGGATCTGATGATCTGGGCTTAGTAAGTGGTGATGAAGTTACCTTTCATGACCGATGTGCTTTTCTTAATAAGATCGAGGATGTTGAATATTATGTGATGCGACAGGATGATTTATTAGGAAAAATACTAAGTGGAGGGACCGTATAAAATACCAGAATGTATATTTAACCATGCAAAACTTTATGTTGAAACAAGGGTAATGGCTAACCGAGACCATTATAAAAAACTATACTGGAAATCCAGATCCTACCAATACAAAAACCCCATACTGTTTGACGAGCCAATTGATAATGAATATTACACAGACTTTAAAGGAATATTGGCTGAATTATTAGTTAGACACCATTTCGATTTAAAAGGTGTGAACTATTTAACCTCCGCTTTTGTTAAGGAAAAAGGTGTGAGCGATCCTGATTTAACAGTTAATAATAACAGAATTGATGTCAAAGGTTGTGAGAGATCGTTGAAAGTCAACATGTTTACCATAGACAAATTAGAGGTGGATTATATTCTATTTGTCTTATTTTTATCAAATCACAGGTATGTTCTATTGAACTTTAAAAAGAAAGATATAAAGAAATGGAACTTAATAACTGTGAATGAAAGAAACAAATATTATGAATTCAGGGTAGACAAACGTCAGTTTAGATCTGTCACCCCCAATCAAACTAACTATGAAAAGAAACTGGATTAAAGCAATTACTTGGAATACAATATTTTTTGTAACTTGTGTGCTCTGGTATTACATTTTATCATGATACCACCAGAAAAAAAATTTCGAAAACTTGTCTATCAGATTACTGAGGACGATGGAAACCTAAAGAAGGTGTACCATGTAGAGTTCGAAACAGACAGGTCCCAAGAGTGGACCGAAAAACAATACCTCAGGAATAGACAAAATACATCTATGGAGTTTATTCAGGAGGAATATGAAGTATAACTTAAAACTAATATTATGCCTATACCTAATGCAATCGAAAATGAAACATTTGATCATTATAGAAAACAAGAAGAAATAAAAAGAAAAACACTACAGGAGAGGGCTGAAGCACTTATAGATGCTAAAGAACTTTTGTTACAACATGGTTATAAAATTATCGACCTTGAAAATCAAATACTAGACAGAGAAAATTTAGTAGACTTCAAAAAAAGAAGGTCAATAGATTACAACCGAGTGAGAAAGCAGGGACATAGTGAAAAAACACATTCAATTATATCATGACGTATTTGACCACCAACCAGGTGATTGGATAGGCTGTGAAGTTTGTGATAGCACTGCTGTAGATGTACACCATATAAACCCTAGAGGCATGGGTGGATCCAGTGAAAAGGACACCCCAGAGAATCTTATGGCATTATGTAGAGAGTGCCACATACTATTTGGAGACAAGAAAAAATACAAAAACCTGTTAACAGTAATGCATCGTGAAAAAATCAAAAGAGTTATTGACTCTCTCTCAAGCGACAAAACTATCTAAAGAAGATTTAGGTATTTATATAGTAAATTTAAAATTGAATTATCCTTGGCATAAGGATATTAAGAATCTACAGGTGGTTTACGATCAACTATAATTTATTTACAGCACGATCAATTTTATCAATAACATTTATTTTTACACCATAAACATCAGGAGAGTTAGATTCCTCTAATCTCACTAGTACATCAAGTAATAGTTCTATTTTTCTCATAGCAAGTACCTCTTGGGTTTGCTTATCAGAAATGATAAACGGTTGTCCTTCTTCTTGTGCCATAATGTTATTGCCAATTAGTTTTACCTCTAGTGGTAGTAGATCCACGATTGCCTCTTCCTCTACCTAGTAAGTAATCATATCCTTGAGACTTTGCCCAGGCTACTGAGTCTTTTTCAGTTTTGTGTGATTTTAAAATTGCTTGTAGTTCTTCTGGAGACATTTTGACTCCATTGTTATTTAACTTCTTAGTCATAAATGCTATAGTTCCTACTGGAAGTTTAGTTGACCAATGATTAGTTTTTTCAAAGTCTTCCCTAGTCTGCTCTATAACTCTTTCTTCTTTTGTGGGTACAATTCTTTTAATTAGTTTTATTTCTGTTGTCTTTTGATCTTCTCTATATTGATCAGCAGCCGCTTTATATTCATCAAAACTATCATACTTTTCCTGAACATTATCTTTATTGCTTTCCCAAATACTTTTATCAGAAACGCCAGTATCTTCCCAATCTTTTACTATTTCCTTCTTTTCAACTACTTCCTTTTCTCCCTCAACAATTTCAGTTCTTCTTCTTACGTTTGCTGTGTTTTCATCTCCATCAACATAGTCCCAATCATAATTATCGTCTTGTCTTTTCTGGATTGCTGCTTGTCTTCTTTCTTCTCTTTCTTTTTCAGTAAAGTCCGCATATGGATCACCATCTCTATCAGAAACTTCCTGTCGTTGTTGTTTGACCTTTTCTTCTCTCATTCTCCTTGCTTCCGCAGCCATCTCTATATTCTTTTTTCTTCTCGCTAAAGCCGCAGCCTTTTTTGCTTCCAAAGCCGCTTTTCTTTCTTCTGCTGCTTTCTGTGCTGCCGCCATTTGATCTGCTTTTCTTTGTTCTATTTTTGCTCTATTATAAGCAATTCTTTCTCTAATAATTTGTCTAGGGTCTGCACCCTCTGACGGTACAAAAGGTTTACTAGTATCTATAGGGGGATCTATAGGGTCTATAGGAGGGTTACTCGCTGCTGCTTCTTTTACCTTATTTCTTCTCTCTTCAAGAATTTGTGCTACCGATTTTTTTTCTTTTACTGGATCTGCCATGATTACGCTACTCTAGTTAATGGTTTTACTCTAGTGGGTTTTCCTCCTGGATTGCCCTTTTTCTTTTTCTCACTTTTTTTTGCTGCTAATTGGCTTTTAGACATTTCACCAACAGTCTTAGGTGTTTTATCATTTACCCTTACACTTGGTCTACAATACTTACCAGTTGAGGACACAGAACCACCTTCACCACATTTTTCACCTGTAGATGTGTTGATCCATTTTTCTTTGAACCATCTTCTTAATCCTCCTTGGTATGCCATTACTTACCAACTTTTTTCTGTGCCAACATATGTGCTTCCTTGAAAGACTTACCATTTCTCATTACACCAATCATATATTTCAAGTGTGCTAGTGAGTGATGTTCAGCATGTTTTTTCATAGTGGATTGTTCTTTCTTTGACAATCCTCCCATGTCTACTTTTTTTATTTTATTTACCTCCATGATCCTCCTTTTGATTTATACCATTTACTTGCCCATGCGTTAGCATAAGCAGAAGGGTAAACTTTAAATTTACGCTTTGCCGCAGCAATCGCTCTTGACCACAAACCTGGGTTTGATGGTTTTGGTTTCTTTATAGACTTTGCCATATTATAAGCATAGTCCGCATCCTATACAAAATGGGCACATAATTAATATTTATTACTTGGTTTATAAGGTTTTAAAACCTTTACTTTTACTTTCTTTTTCTTTTTCTTTGATTTATAATTCATGACGTTGTGTATTTAGCATTCATTAGACTGGCTCCATCAGCAGGGTCAACAATAAATTGAGTTTGAGACATTTGATAATCACTGGTTGAAAAACTCGGTTGAGAGTTCATCTCAGTGTTCGTGTCTTGTAATGACTCTTTTCTTGCATTCCTTTTTGCTAGGCGGTCAGCCCTTTTTTTCATTCTTAATTGTTTCTTGGACATCTTCGGCTTTACCTTTTTAATATTAGGTAATTCCGCACTTACCTCCATTTTAGCAACAGAAGAAGGTTTAAGCATACTTGCTTTTTTTACTGGATCCATAACTTACTTTTTAGAGTTTTTAAATTCAAACTTCTCACCTGTTATGGATAGTTTATCTATTACTTCTGTTTGTAAATCTCTTAATAGTTTTTCTAGTTTGTCTTTTTCGACAACCATACCTGCAACTTTATCTTCCAGAGCCTCATTCTTTGCTTTTAAGGATTCGACTTCTTCAGGGTTTTTTCCGATAAAGGTGTATATAACAACACTTAAAGACCCAACAAGCATACCGACAATAACTTTAAATATATCATTGTTTGTATCTGGTATTTCTTTAAATGCTAAAAACAATAATAAACCCATTACCATGGCAAATACTGTTGCTGCTCCTATATAACCTCTTAACTCTTTATTTTGAAACATACTAATCTTTTTTATTATCTCTTTCTAGTTTTTTTATTTTGATTACGGTAATAGCATCACTCACATCTTCTTTTACATTTTCTGCTTTATCCTTAATGTTCTTTAAGAATTTACCAACCTTAGTCTTCTTTTCAGGATTCGCTTCTTTATCCATTCTTTTCTTTAGAAGGTTTATTTTTCCTTGTAAGAGTTTTGCTTTTAATGAGCCTGGTTTAGCCTCACTTAGTTGCTTTTTTAATTCTTCCAATTTCTTTTCCATGGGTTATAATTTTATATTTAATCCTGCTTTCAAATATACTAAATCCTTGTCCCAAAACTTAGTTTTTTCATACTCAGTAAAGACTCCAATCTTTTTCTTTTTATCAACATACCATCCAAATACAATTCCGTAGTTGAAGTCTATCCAGTCGTCTTGACCTAAAAACCTTTCATAACTAAACTCTTCGTCACCATATATATGTTTGTGTTTTGGATAAACAGATGTCCAGGCGTGAGTCCAATAACTGTCCCTGTAATGATAGTAATCTAAACCTGCGACAAAACTCAAAGTTCCTAGGGTTCCTATGGCATCTAGTTCTCGTCTGTTAAAATCGTTGACGATCCCCTGATAGTGTGTCTTCCTGAATTCAAGATCGGTATCCGAAATTCTATTTCCATCAGCGTCTAACCAGTACCAATCTATCTCATCCATTTCGCCATCAAAATCATAATCTATAGAATAGCCTATATCTTGAAACCCATATTGATACGCCAAATCCCACCAATTTGCAGGATACTCATTTCCATCAGGATCAACTAAAGTAGAGTTTAGAAAAACATCAATTGGATTGTACCCATAAGGTTTGTGTGTTCTTACAGCCGCTCCAACTGACAATGAGAACTTTTTTTTAAAAAGAGGTATTCTAAACCTAACATCAGCAGACTTATAATTTAAGTTTATCAATCCGTTTTGCTGAATTTCTGCTTTTGCCATCCACCAGTTAGCAATATACCTAACAAGATATCTCTGGCTCTCAAAGTCTCTTTTTTGCTGTCTACCTTTACTATACTGAACTAAATATTCTAAACCCTTTACGCTACCAATATTAGATTGTAAAGACATGTTTTGTTCACTGCCATCATAAAATCTATTTTCTCTGTTTTCATAATCCATTCTGGCAATCTTACGCAGTCCAATCGACCACATAAAATCATTTGAAACTTCAGGCGTAATGTTTTGAACCTCACCTGCTTGTGTTACAAAATACCTTTCAGGAGTAAACAAAGGGCTGCTTTCGTTATAACTTCCATATACTGTGCTGTATTTAAAAATGTCTTTAAAAAACTTTTTAAAATTACTGTCTTGTGCATTTAATGGAAATGACAAAAGGAACACTATTAATAATAATAATCTTTTCATATTTTAAAATTTATTTGAAACAAGTTCCTCTACCTTAGATCTTATTTTTTTGTCAGTACCTTCAGGAAACTTTAGAGATATTCCTGCGTCAACTCTCATTATTTCTTTTCCGTTTTGAAAAAGCAATACTGTTGGTAGATAGACTATTTCTTCATTTACAAAATAGTCTTTGTGTTTTTCTAGATAATATGTAAAAACATTACAGTCTAGGTTTTTTAAATTAACCTCAGCATCTTTTGTAAACTCTGCTGAAAACTGCACAACACTAATTGATTCTTTATACTCTTGACAAAAAGCCGCAGAAGATATTAGAACCAATAATAATGTAATATATTTTTTCATTATCTACCTTTCATTTCGTATAGCCTTTGTTCTATTTTTTCTAATGAAGATTTTATTTCTTGTACATCTTCACCAAGAACATTGGTTTTTTCTTCTACCCTCATAATGGACGACCTCACGAGTTCGTCTTTATAGGTAAACTCAACTTTTGAGATTTCTGGTTTTGGCTCCTCCATTGCAGTTTGTATTTGAGCCTGAAGTGTGAAGTAAGTTCCTGCTAGTGTGATTGTGAAAAAGATAATAACACCTATTGTCTTAAGATCTAATTGGAGTTTCGTGTTTTCTGAAATCTCGGTTGCCATAATTTTATATTTTAAATTCTTCCTTGACCAACATATTTTTTAACATATTGCTTAGAGTTTTTTGTTCTACTTTTATTTTTACTATGAATCCCAGGTCTTTTTTTCCTAGACCTTTTAACATAACTTCTTAATACTATTCTTGCCATCTACCAAGTTTTACACGCCCAATACCTTGCTTTCCATCTAGGTCCAGGGTTATCACACTTATGTCTCGCTCTGAATGATTTTCTTCTAGCAGGAATATTTTTTTTAATCTTCATGTTAGGATCGCCAAAATGAACTACTGTAACTTTTCCATTAGGTTTTTTTACATAAACCTTGGATTTTTTAGTAGGTCTTTCTGACTTCATAATCTTATTCAGGGTGACCTTTTTACCTTGATAAATCGCCATAATTATAGTTTCGGTAAATATAAGATTTGATACTCAGGGCTTTATAAAAATTTACTACTCAGATCAACATATAATTGTCAACACTAAATATTTATAATACAACGAAACCAAAACTCTAATTTTGTATAAAACAAACAGCATGTCTTTAACGGATATTTTCAACAAACAAGATTTTGATAAGATGTTATTTAATCCTTTCAATATCAAAGGGTTAATAAAAAAGAAGCATCCAAAACTAAAAATGTTTAGTTCTTTTAATGACGCTTCGGAGAGTCTAATTAAATACGTTCTTTATATGTATGATGCCAATACACCACTGAAAGAACAGTTTCCAGATTTAAAAATTAGAAAAGAACAAGCGGCAATATTGTCTGGCTTTGATCTTGATAAAGATAAGGACTACTTATCTCAAATATTCTTTTTTCTGGACAGTAAGATTATTGAAATGGCAGATGAGTTTTTAAGAAAACAAAACAACAGGGTTTGGTCTATGATTGTTTCTAATGAACAAACATTTTTTGAATACCAAACAAAGTTGCTAAGACCTGTAGACGGTGATAGAGATAAAGATATATTACAGGCTTTGCAGATCAAATCTAAAATTATGGATGATTTAAATACCATAAACGATAGGCTTGATTCATACTATATGAAATTGTACGGTGAAGATCAAGAGTTATTAAAAACCATCAAAGCAGATAAAAGACTAACGCCAGAGTTTATTGCTAATTTATGACAACAATAAATATACAGGGACTAGAAATAAATATTCCTCCCAAAGGCTTTGTTCAGAATGTTATAACAGGTGAATTAGAAAAAAGACCTATTATAACAAGTTCATCTAAAAAGGCTGATCAGGTTTGGATAAGAACCGAATTGCCTGAAAATTATGATTATAAAAGATCTGAGGAAATCAAAAAGCAGGACGAAGACAAGGATTACTTTGATGTAGAGTTAGAAAACTTTAGATCACAAGAATGGGACAGAAGACTGAATGGTGTTTGGTTTATGAACAATGGCAAAGCAGAGTACATTACTGGTATGCATTACTTGTTTTTAAACTGGTGGAAAATAGACATTGGATACCCTGAGTTTAGAAAACCAGATCAAGAGTATTTTTATTTTTTACAAAAGTGTGTTGAAGATGAAAACTGCTTGGGAATGATAGAGTTAACAAAACGTAGACAGGGTAAAACAGTTAGGGCAGGTGTGTTTATGTTTGATCTAATATCAAGATCTAAGAATAAAAACGGAGGCATACAATCTAAAACCGCTACTGATGCAAAAAACAATGTATTTGCTAAGTCAATAGTTGGTCCATTTAAAAAACTACCAGACTTCTTTAGACCTGTATACGATCAGTCTAAGGGTGTCACCCCAACCTCAGAATTAAGATTTTATAGAACAACAAAGCGAGGAAGAAAATCGCTTGAAGATTTAGGTAAACCAGAACTTGAAAGTCAAATTGACTGGAAGAGTTCAGATAAATATGCATATGATGGAACAAAATTACACAGATACCTTGGTGACGAGGTTGGAAAAACTATGGAAGTTGATGTATGGGAAAGGCATAATGTTGTGCGTTTCTGTGCGGAACTGGATGGCAGGTATATTGGCAAGTTACTTTATACAACCACTGTTGAGGAAATGGAATCAGGTGGTGAGTCATTTAAAAAGTTATGGGAAGCGAGTGATCAGCAAAATAGAAATGTTCATGGTAGGACTGCCAGTGGATGCTTTCGATTGTTTACACCTGCATTCAAAACCTTATACTTTGACAAGTATGGCTACCCAGATGAAGTTCGTGCTAAGAACTATTATCTGGCTGAACGCTCAAATCTTTCTAATGATGATCGTGCTCTTTCGAATATTATTCGAAGGAATCCGTTCACTGTGGAAGAGGCTTTTAGGATAGACGGAGAAAGATCTCTGTTTAATGCAATGAAGTTAAACGACAGAATAGACATTATAAGTTGGAAGGATAACTTGTACACTGTTGGAAACTTTGAATGGGTTGGAGACAGAGATACAGGTCATGTGGAATTCATACCTATGAGTAATGGTAGATTTAGGGCATCATATTTGTTTGATGATTTTAAAGACGCAAACAACGTAATAAAAAGAGGTAAAAACTATATTCCCACCAGAAAAACTGAGTTTGTTATAGGATGTGACCCATATGATCATGATTCTACTGTAGATAGTAGAAGGTCTAATGGTGCTTTCTATGTATACAAGAAACACAACCCAGTATCAAATTTTTATGATAGTTCTTTTATAGTTGAATATATTTACCGACCAAGTACCGCAAGACAATTTTATGAAGACGTTTTGAAGTGCTGTCACTATTATTCTTGTCAACTTCTATTTGAAGATAATAAGATAGGAATAAAAAGTTATTTCGAAGACAGGGGGTATCTAGCATTTTTAATGCACCTTCCTGGAAGTATGAAACCTGGCATTAGTGGTTCTGTAAAAACGCATCAACAAATTGCTGAAATTACAGAAGACTATATTGAAACTCACATTGATAAAGTAATTTTTCCAGAATTATTAAAAGACTGGTTAGAATTTGATATAAGCAAAACAACAAGATTCGATGCGGCTATGGCAGCAGGATACACACTTATAGCAGATAAGAACATATTACTTAGAAATATAGAAAGAAAAGGAAATATAGTTGAAGCAAAAACAATGTTTAAAAGACACAAGGTAGGATGATATATAAAAAGAATAACGCAAACTATCCTAACCATAACGTAGATCCTAGAGAAAAAGGTAAAGAATGGTGTTTGCAATATGCAAAAGCAGCATGGTCTGATTACTCAAATCACGGTACACAATCGTTTCACAACAACAGGGGTTCTTATGCTAGGATAAAAGAGTATGCTCAAGGAAACCAATCAATCAATAAATATAAAAATCTATTGAATGTAGATGAGCAAGATAATGAATCTTGGTTTGCTATAGACTGGAATGTGTTACCTATTGTTCCTAAGTTTAGAAGAATAGCACTTGGAAAACTAAGTAAGTCAGAATACAATATTACTGCATCTCCTATAGATGCAATAGCACAATCAGAGATTGAAGACTATTACAAAAAGACAAAAGCAAAAATAGATCTTAGAAAAGAAATGTCTAGGTCCTACCCAGGAATGGATCAGTTTAGTGCCTTAAAGAAAAAGCCTAATGAACCAGACAATGATGAGGAGTTAGAAATGCATATGGCTTACACTTTCAAGCATAATGCTGCTATAGAAATGGAGCAAGGAATTGAATTGGTTTTCTACACTAATGATTTAGAGGAAAAGAGAAAACAAATCCTTGAATCTTTATTTGATTTTGGTGTTGCAGGATATAAAGAATACATTGATAGTAATGGATCTGTAAAACTAAGAGTGGTAAATCCACAAAAACTTTTAATATCACATTGTAATAAAAGAGATTTTTCAGATAAAATTCATGTTGGTGAAATAACAGAAATGACTATTGCTGATTTAAAACAAAGAGCAGGAGATCAGTTTTCTGAAAAAGAATATCAAGATATAGCAGAAAGGTTTTCAGGAAGACAGGGAGACACAAAAATGTTTCCATCAAATAAAAAGTTCTACAAACATTATGATGATAGAAAAATACTTGTTTTAGATATGGAGTTTTTCTCTGTCGATCAAATGGTTCATGAATCAAGAGTTGACAAAAGAGGAAACAAAAGATTTGGAAGAGCATCATATAACAGTAGAAATAAGGTTAAGAAGAAGTTTGTTAGATCATCATATAAAACAGTATATAAAATATCTTGGGTAGTTGACTCAGAATATTGTTATGATTTTGGTTTATGTAATGATATGAAAAGGGTTAAGTCTAATTTAATGGACACTGATCTTTCTTATCATATATTTGCTCCAGATTTTCACAATATGAAGCCTTTGGGTATTATGGAGCAAGTAATACCTATAGCCGATCAAATACAAATTTCCTGGTATAGACTTCAAAACGCTATCAATCAAGCAAGACCTAAAGGTATTATGATTGAGTTGGGAGCACTTGAAGACATCCCTTTAGGTTCTGGAGGACAACAAATGAAACCTATGGATGTTATTGACTTGTTTAACAAAACAGGTACGCTTGTTTACAGAAGAAATGACATAGCAGGAAAACCAACAAACTATCGACCTATAGAAGAATTGGAAAATGGTTTAGGTCGAGATGCTATGGCATACTATCAAGTGATTCAAAATAACATAGAGATGATTAGACAGATTACAGGTCTAAATGAATTTACTGATGGATCAACTCCAGACCCTAGGGCGTTAACAACGACTGCAAAACTTGCTGCTCAAGCAACATCAAATGCTTTGGAGCACATTGTACAGGGTGAAAGATATTTGTTAGAAAAATTAGCATCAGCAGTTATTGTTAGATTGCAAGATTCTGTCAAGAAAAATCCAATTGAAGGTTATGTTAAATCATTAGGAAAAAACACAATGGAATTTTTCCAAATGAGTCCAACAGTAACTAAGCATGAGTTTGGTATAAAAATAGAAGATAAACCAAGCGAAGAACAAAAAGTTAGACTAATGCAAATGCTACAAGCATCAGTTGCTCAGGGTCAGGTAGATTTTGAGGATGCTGTGTTTATAGAGCAAATAGAAAACTTAAAACAAGCACAACAAGTTCTTGCATACAGAATTAAAAAGAAAAGAGAAGAGGCTGAGGAAAAGGCGAAACAAATGCAGCAAATGAATGGGCAGATACAACAACAGTCTGCACAGGCTGCTGAAGCGTCTAAACAGCAGACTATTCAAATGGAATTCAAACTGAAGGCAGAAATGCTAAAACTAGAAACTCAACTTAAATCTCAATTACAAAAAGAGAAATATGAGTTTGAGATGATGATGCAAGACGGAAGAGAAAGTAGTGCTTCTGAGAGAAATCTTTTAGATAATCTACCTACTAAAGAATTAATACAACAAAAGGTAAATCAGGATTTGGCTGAGGAAGAACAAGATCCAATGGCACAGATGATGAACCAAATGCAGGGACAACCTCAAATGGGAGTTGCACCACAACAATAAAACAAATTTAATTTTAAATAAATCGACAAATTATGGCAGAAGAAAATCAAGAATTTGATCCAACACAAATTAAAGTGGTGGACGAAAACGGTGAGGCACAAGATGTAAACATCCCAGAGCCTCCTAAAGAAGAGGAAAAACCTACAGAAGAAGTTCAGGAAGTTGAAAACAATGAAGAAAAAGTAGAAGAGCCTCAAGAAGAAACAGAAGAAACACAAGAGGAAGAAGTTACCCTTGCAAGACCAGAAGAGACAGAATCAGACTCTAATGATCAGTCAGAAGAGCCAGGTTATGATACTCTTCAGTTATTTGATGAACTAGATCAAATATCTAAAGACCTTACAGGAGGGAAAGCCGAAACCCTTGAACAATTTTTTGATGAGTTTAAACGGATGAGAGATTCGAGTCAAACTCAATTTAAAGATGACTACATCAAAAGTGCAGTCGATTATTATAATGCAAACGGAAACCTTACGCCTTATTTAGAGGCTACTGCTGTTAACTATACTGAGATGACGGATGAGCAAATCATGAGATATGAGTTACAAAAACAAAATCCATCATTATCAAAAAGAGCAATTGATAAACTCTTTGATAGGGATATAATTAACAAGTACAATTTAGATGAGGATAAATTTAATGAGGACGATGTCGAACTCGGTAAAGAACTTCTGAAAGCAGACGCTTCTAAACTGAGAGATAAATTTGTTGACGAACAAAAAAAATTCGCTCAACCTCAACCAGTTAAAACTGATGGTAAACAGGAAGCCGACCAGGAAGCCGCTCAAAAAGAGCAAATGGAAAAATGGATAAACGCTGTCCAGTCTAGTGATTATACCAAAGATGTAGTTGAAAACAAACGCATCTTGGTCCAATACGGAGACAATAAGTTTTCATATGAAGTTGATAACCCAAAAGATCTTCAAGAAATGACTGAGGATAATAATAAGTTTTTTCAACTTTTTAGAGACGATGATGGCAATATTGATTTTGAAAGATGGTATAAAGTGTTGGCGTTTGCTGTAGACCCTGAAGTTTATGATTCATCTCTTATTTCTCACGGACAAGAGTTAGGTCAAGAAAAGGTTGTTTCAGATTTGAAAAATCCTTCGAAACCTACTAAAAGTTCGCAAGAATATAGGAGCCCTAAAAGTCCTTTAGAAGGATTAATTGGTGCACTAGCAAGGGGTGATTCAGATGTTAAAATCATTCGTTAAACAATTTAAATTTTAAAATAAAAATGGAAAATTCTAATTATATAAGTTCCCTATCTTTTTTACAGCACTCTTTTGTGCAAGGTAGAGAAATCTTATCAAGCGTGTTGGACGTACAGAATGAAGAAGATTCATTCCTAGACGTTATGCAGTCTTTAGGCAAAATGAAGCCTACAAGTCAGCCAGTATACCATGCTTTTGTAAATGAAGCATTGTATAAAGACAACTCAATTGTAATTTCTGAAGCAGGTTCAGGTACTGGAAAACAATCAGGTATCTCAACTTCTTCAATTGGAAATGCAAGAGTTGGTGATTTAATGATGGGAGCATCAGGTAATGTTTACTTAATTACAGCAATTTCTGCTTCAAATGAAGTTGACTTTGTACCAGTAGACGGAGCAGGTGATGCGACTGATTATGATGGAGGAGACGAAACATTCGTAGTTTTCTCTAACGCACAAGGTGAAGGTTCAGGATCTCCTGACCCAATCAAGTATGGACTAACTAAGCAGTCTAACAGAGTACAAATCTTTAAAAACAAATACAGAATTTCTGATGTTGCTAAAGCATCAAAAGTAACTGTAGAGTATAAAGGTAAGCCTTACTTCATGTACAAAGGTACTTTCGAAGCATTAATGAGATTTAGAGCAGATATCTCTAACGCATTAATGTTTGGTAAAGGATCAGGAGACTTCTACGCAGGAGCATCTGTAGGTGACATGGCAATCGGTGGTAACGCTGTACAGACTACTAACGGTCTTAGAGAAGAGTTAAAAGCAGGTGGTATCTTGAGTTCAGGTAACCCATTAGCATTTGATACAGACGCTCTAAATACTTTAGAAGTAATCACTGCTGCTCTTAATAAAGCAAGAGCACCAAAAGATTACTGGATGTGGGTAGGTACTTCAGCAGGTATTAAACTTGACAATGCACTAAATGGATTGGATGGAACAGGATTTACTTCTGCAAGATTCAATGTAGATGGAAGAGAAATCGACCTAGGTGTAGACAAGTTTAAACTGTATGGAAGAACATTTAACAAGAAGCAACTTTCTATTCTTGATCACAATGAACTAGGTTCACAAGTGACAGGATCTGGAGAGATCTATCTTGTTCCTACAGGTCAAATCAAGACAGCAGGTGGTGCAGGTAACCAAGATTACTTACAAGTAAGATATCTTGAGGGAGATGGAAACAACTATTCATTTAGAGAAACTCTAACTGGTGGATTGGCTCCTACTCCAACTAGTGCTGACTCAATTCTTGATGTAAACTACCAGGCTATTCTTGGTCTAGAAGTTTTAGGAAAAGAGCACTGTGCACTTGTTACAGGATTCTAATATTAATTAATGAAGGGGGGAGTTCTTCTCCCCTCTTTTTTTAAACAGCAAATTATGATAAAAACAAAAGTATATAACAATGTTGGTACTCAACCAACTTTAAAAAGAGATGAGGTAAAGGTGTTTCAATGGTTGAAAGTAAAACCAGATCCTCAAAACAAAGGAAGGGTTATAATGCCTTCTGTTGCACTTGTTCCAAACATAGATAGAGTTTATGATGCAAAAAAAGATGACTATGTAGATATAGCAAATATTTCTACCTTAGGAGTTGGTGGTAAGCCTATTTTTGCACCTATTGCTTTTGAACGAAAAACAAAAGGAAGATTACTTTTAAAAGGAAGTAGAACAGGAGATAGAGAGGTATATCAATTTTTAATGATGTCAAACTACAATGCATCAAATCCAAATAGGGATAAAAATGTAACACCTTTGTTTGAACTAGTAGAGCCAAACAAAAAGGCTGAAGAATCTAGAAAGAGCAGAACCCTTAGAAGAGAGGCAATGAATGTTGCTGCGGAGTTATCTGCTGCGGAAGTAAGAGAATTTGTCGCATCATTAAATAAAGATGAGAAGCGAGATATTTCTATACTAAGGGATGAACTTGAAACAATGGCTGAAAAAGATCCAAAACAGTTCATCGCAATGAGTAAAGACAAAAACAAATCTATTCAGGCAAATGTCAAATTAGCAATGGATAAAAAAATTATTGCATTTGATAAAGAGTCTATGACCTTTAATTGGGTGTCTACAGGTGAAGCAATAGTGCAAGTGCCAAGGTCATCTAAAAAAAGTTACCTACAAGGTTTTACTAACTTCGTTCTGAGTAACAAAAATGGGGACTCAGTTTACGAAGAAATCGTAAAATTGCTTAAATAATTTGTTGTTGGTTTGTTTTGAAGCCGATCAACCTTTTTTAAGCGAGATCGGCTTTTTTTTAACATTTAAATATGAGTACATATAGTAATAGTGTTGGTACAGTTGAGTTGGATTTTAAATATTCATTTGATCTAAGGACAACGCCTACACTTTATATTAATGATTTCTCAACATATAGTGCAGCCCAACCAGGATCAAAATATTATTTCAAGGTCACTAGACCAGATGGGATTGTAAGAGATTTTCCATCAGACCTAAATCCAGACATAGAAGGAAGTGGTGGTAGTCAAATTTTAAGCAGGTACGAGTTTGTTCTGCCTTTAGATCCGTTATCAGGAAAAACTGCTCAAGGGACTTATAAGGTTGAAATGAAATATAAGGTTGATGGATATTCAAATGAAACTATAAAAACAAAATCACACTTTTTTGAGTATGCTGAAATAAATGTAACTCACGAAGATGATATAGATGAGTTTACCCCTGAAGTCTTTGCTAAAGACACTACTGCCTCTTACACACTTACAAACTATACGACAAATACTTTTTCAAGAGAATTCAAAGTAGAGGCACCTAATGTATCAGGGTTTTCAGATGTTTTAAGCCTTTCTACTGGAACTACTTCTGCCGCAAGGAAAGTAAACCTGCTTAGTGATGGCAAATACTACGACACTCAATACAAAATAACCCTAGATATAGTTCTTGATTTTACTAGCACTATAAATAGTTTTGTAACTGTTAGAGATGTGATACAAAGAATTTTCTTTATCGATGTATATAAACCTCCAACAAAGGAAGAGTTAATTGATGAGATAGATCAACTTAAAAATATAGTTGAAAGTTATGACGGAGTCAATGCAACTTTATATAACAGGACGAGGGTCCAATACGAGGAAGTTGTAACTGGTTTAGAACATTTAAAAATGAGGCTAGACGCAGGTGATAATGACAATGAAAATAATGAGATACTACAAAAGATTCTTAATATCTTGCGAAATAATGTTCCAAGAACCCACACAAATGATGTGTTAAGTTCGACAGAACTAGGAATATACTCTAGTGGAGCGGTAAATTTTTCCGCACTTACAGGTGTTCCTCAGTTTAATCCGTTTGAGACTTTTATATTTGAAAAGTCTGCGGCATCAGAAAATTGGGTTATAGAACATAATTTAGGTAAAAAACCTTCGGTAACAATAGTTGACAGTGTTGATAATGTGGTGATTGGGGGTATAACATACAACGACAATAATAAGATAACAATAGACTTTGATAGTGCAAAGTCAGGTAAAGCATATTTAAATTAAAAATTAAAAATCATGGCAATAGAATTTTTACAGCAGATAAGCCTCAATCAAACGCCTGTTAAAGGTTTTGTTCCAGAGGTTTTAACTACGACTGAAAGAGACAATCTTTCAAGTGTCACAGAGGGTAGAATTATTTACAATTCTTCCGTAGACAAGTGGCAGGGATATGTTGACGCAAGTTGGAGAGACTTGGGTGGAACATACAGTATTAGCACAGCAGCAGGAAGTGTTGCTGATGCAACATCAGGAATTGTAAGGCTTACTGGTCCTACTTCATCAGACACAGATGATGTAACAATAGTAACAGCAGACAATGGTGGTCTTGAGATTTCAAACTCAACAGACACTATTACTATTAAACACCAGGACGCAGCCTCAGGTCTTACAGACTTATCGGCAGGTACAAGAACATATGTTACCGCACTATCGTTTGATAGTTTTGGACATGTAACAGACTATAACACTGCAACAGAGTCTGTAACTCAAACAAGAATTAAGGCAGATGGTGGTTCAGCAGGTTTCCAGGCAGGAGACATAACTCTTAAGGCAGGTAATAACATCGCCATAACAGAGGACGCAAGTGATTCAACAATACTTAAAATTGCATCTTCTTTTACCGATACTGTACACACACTTGCAACTTATCAAGAAACTGTTGGCAATGTTGTACATAAAGGTATAGCCCTTAGCAATGATGAAAACAGCACTGTAAATAAAGTAAGGATTATAGGGGATAGTAATGGTATTGA